AAAAAACTTAGTGCCGCCGTCGCCCTCACGAGCGATCTCACAACCCTCTTTTATGGTCATGCCGATCACCTGTTTCATGTACTCTCTCTCGAGCGCCTCATCGGGTCGGCTGTAATCCGTAAGCTCAAGGCGTCTTGCCGCATGCCTTAGCGCAACCGTGGCAACACTCTCGACAACATCTCTTGTGATAAAGACCTCGGGCGGCAAAATATCATAAGCGTACCTGACCTCAAATGATCTCTCGCGGTGATTGATGCGCACCACATCAGCATCATTATAGGCGGTTGCAACATGAATGGTCGTGCACCCCGATAGAGAGACAGCCGCCAATAAGAGCCTCTTAATCATTGCCGCCCCGGTGGTGTGAATTGGGTGGCGTGTTCATGTGATCTCTAAACGCGGTAAAATCGCCTTGAATGCGATCAAGCTCTCTATAAATGGGGTCTTTGACCTCTAATTGAAAACGTCGCCCGATTTGACCATCTAGGGCAGTAATGCGAGCATTGATAGCCTCGAGAGATGCGTTGAGTGTCTCGGCGTTGAGAGTGCCCTTTATAGCAGCTTGATTGGTCTTTGTTATAGCCTCAACCGCTTGCAATCGTGCCTCGATGGCTGGAAGGTCATCAATATTGTTTTGCTCGTTCTTTTGAGCTTGCTGAGAGCCAACGAACGCTAAACCAACAACGCCCGCCAAAATAGCACCTATTATCGCCTTGCTGTAATCTTGCTGTTGTGGTTGTGCCGCCATTAAATCTCTCCCTTGAGGTTATTTTCTCGCCTTAAGCCTATTTGACCGCCGTGGCAACACCGGGCCCACGGGCCACCCATCATCACCCACTCTCACAACGGGGTTGTTACCATTCTCGATGACTTGCTTATCGCTGTTGTGATGGTGCTCGCATAGCGTTTGCAGATTGGCCCGATCGGCAAAGAGAGCCCAATCGCCCTTATGAGGCTTGATGTGATCGACCACATTGCCCGCTTTGGTCACGCCCTCATCATCGCACATCGTGCATAAAGGGTTATCGTGTAGATGAGAGGCTCTTAGGGCTTTCCATGTCTTTTGGCCGTACCATAAGCGCCACTCATCTCTCGTTGGCCGAGTTATAGAATTAGCTCTGATTTAACATATTCAAACACCCGACCGTGAGCACTGAGGCGAATTGCGCCCGTTGCCAAATCATCGAGATATATTCGGATGTGATCGTTGTCGAATATCCCTAGATACTGAAAAGCCGCCGTGTTGGCCTTGTAAACATCAAGATCGATCTCAAGGTCGGGCCAAGGTCTTTTAGGGTTTGCTCCGTCTCTAAACGTAAACCTAAGCTTTGCCCCGCTTGCAGTTAAGTCATGACCCGTCACGATCGCTTTCGCCGCCGTGGCGAGAACAAGAGGCACATTGTGAACGCTAGCGGGTGCCGCGCCTCCCGTGTTGCCTGCATGCTCCATTGAATTTGTTTGTGGGTTGTAGCGTAACATTTTATTTTTCCCCGATTTGTTTTTTTGCAAAAAGAAACCCGCTCGTGACGTACTCAACACACGGCGGGGTTCTCATGACACATTTGACACCAATCAACTGCATGGCCTTATTACGGTCGATTTGTGTTTTTACGCAAGCATTTTATTTGCCACAATATCACCCAACAAGTCCAATGGCTCAATGACGCTCTCACCCAACACACTAACCGTCACAACGATCACCTCGATATTTTTAAGCTTTGATTTGTCAAAATCCTTCCACCCCCGATCTCTATAGGTGTGCAAAAACTCCTCGTTTAAATAATCATTGAGCTCTTTTAGGGTCATCACCCGTCTTGGCAGACCCTTAAAGGGGAAATACATTTTGCATGATAGCTTTATAAGGTTCTGATTGACGCCGTCTATTGTTGTCCAATACCTCGGCGTTTTGCCCCATTGAAAGTCGCCATTGTAATGCGCATTAATAAAAAACTTGCCAGTGATTTTATGCCTTATCGAATAAAGTTTCACTTTTTCCTCACAATCTCGATCTCTCGAGGCTCTCTCGCCTCTCTCCTCAATCTGGCCTTTTCTTGGTTGTGCGCGATCGCGGCCTCGAGATCGGGCTCGGGTGCATCATCGGGCAAGCCGTTCTTAATCATGTCATGCAATATCCGTTTTGCATTATCAGACATAGGTAACTTTGCGGCCTCGATGTAACGTATCTTTCGCCCGGCGTTGGTCCCTGTATAGCCGAGCATACGAGCAAAGGTGCCCGCGCTATAGCCTAGCTTATATCGATGATCTCTTATGGCGTTGCCGAGGTCTTTGAGCTCGGGGCGGTAAAATGCTCGGGTCATATAAAACTATCTTGTTTTGGTTTTAGTGGATTTTCAGGCGATGAAACAAATAGGTCGGATTGTTTATATGCGTCGTGTATTCTTTGGCACGCTATTTCGAAATAATCAGGGTCTAGCTCTATGCCTGTGAATTTGCGCCCTAGTTTTGCGCAAGCAACGCCAGTTGTCCCACTTCCCATAAATGGGTCTAAGATGTTTTGGGATTTGGATAAAAAACCTAGACACCACTCCATTAAAGCTACTGGCTTTTGCGTTGGGTGCAAATTTCCGTCTCTGCGAGGGAATGTCTTTTGCCTTACTGCTATATCCAAACTAGTCCAAGCAAGCTCACAGTCAGCTAGGCTAAATCCCGTCTCTGCCTCTGGTTTTCGCCAAGATAACCACCCTTTGCTTCTTGGAAACAAATCCGCAAAATAATTTCCTCCCCAAACTATCCTCGGAAAAGGAATGGCGGCGATTAATTTTAGAGCTTGTTCTGGCCTATCGTTGTCCCATGATTTGTTGGCCCATTTGGGGTTATCTCTGATTGATGATTGTGCATTTTTCTTGTCGGCACCAATGCCGTATGGTGGGTCGGTCAGAATCGCATCAAAAGCAAGCAAAGGCATTATCTCAAGGCAGTCGCCAAGATACAAGGTGCAATCTCCTATTTGTTCACATCTAAAATCAGGTAGTTTTTTCATAATTTTCTCACATAGTCGGGCAACGGGTGAGGCTCTAAGAGCCTCTTAACGAATTTATAGTTTGATCGGCTCAAGATCACTGGGCGAGGTTGCGCCTCGAGGGTCTTGAGGAGATTGGCTTGAGCGGGTTTCATATCCACCCCTTTTCTCTCAAAGCATCATATCTCTTTATAAGCCACTTGATGCCACTGTCGCTCACGTAAAATGTTGCAAAGCGATTATCCTCATCTTTGAGACGCCAATGAGGGCTTGCTTTTTTGTCTTGATAGTAACGCATATCGACATTTTCGATGTGAGAGTTTCGACCATACGTGAGCCGCTCAAGTGTCGATTTGCTAGGCCTACCGAGGGCGATAAACATTTGGTTTATCTCGCTCCTCATCGTCTCATAAGGCTGTTTTTTTGAGGCGGTCTTTCGTTTCTTTGCCTTTTTCATGATCGCCTCTTTTGCCGGTGCGATATATGGCTCGGCTCTCGATGGCTTGCCGTGCATATGCACAAGGGCGGTGCCTGAGACCGATATTGGCGGGTGCGTTGGCCCTTGCACCCAAAACCACACCACACCCGTTTCGTTGACGCGCTTGAGCTCCTCATCAGTGAGACGCCAACACGAGGTCACGCCGCGATCATCCCGATATGCTTCGAGATCACGGCACTCATTATCTCCGGGCGGTGCCTTTAAGATTAAATTTGCGCCCTCGAATCCTACCGGGTTAGCCATTCTCAATCTCCTCTAATTTGCGACGGGCGTTGGCGAGGGATGCTTTGACATTATCCTCGTGAAACCCGCTCTTGATGTTGCTCTTGTCGGCGAGCGTGGCCTCATGCAACGCTATATCTCGCCTAAGCTCCTCGGCTCGTGTTAGCTGTTTATGAGCCATCTATGACCGCCCTCTCGTGCCAGTTCATTAACGCGGCGCATGTTGTGATGATGTGGTGCTTTCGCTTTTCACCATCAGCGGTCGCCGCTTTTTGGGCCAAATACCCGACAAGCCAAAACCAATCCCAATCGGTCTTTTGCTCATCATGGTCTTTTGGCCACCTTAAACGCTGATGCTCTCGCTCTCTCACGATGGCCGTGACAAAATCGTCATTCTCTGGCGTGTTGACGATTTCCTCGAGCTCATTGATGCGCCTCATGGCGCTCTCGATGATCTCGACCGGGTGAACCTTGCGACCCTTGACCGTCAAAACACTTTGCTCGGCAACGGCAACCGCCCTTAAGCATTCAAGCCCCTCTCTGAGCTCGAGGCTATCCATCATCGCTCACTTTCTTGCCATCAACCACATCGATGCGAGCACCATCGAGCAACGGGTGTTTTACGACATCGATGCTCACAACCTCAAGATCGCGATAGGTGCGATTTGTGCCATTGTCGCCGATGCTCACATCAAAACCGCCCTCTATAGTCCGAAAGCCGAGAGATAAGCCACTAAGCTCGCCATTGCGTATCTTGTCGGCGAGATCGCGGGTGTCATCAGTGATGACCATAGTGCCCTCGACCCTCAGGCCCTTTTTGTCCGATACAAGCTTGTGCCATTTGCCGATCGCGCCGCCCTCAGGCATCGCAAGCATCGGCACGGGCTTTCTCTCTTTGATGGTGCGATCAAAGCACCCGGGCGACATGACATCATCAACATCATCAGCCTCGTTGTATAAGCTGGCATAGCCCTCGAGCTTTAGCTCCTCGGCTTTTTTCTTGGCGTCATCGGTCATCGGTTTTCTCCTCTAAGATTGATCGATCATATTGCTCGGGGTTTTTGGCCCTGTGCTCTTTTAAGAATTGCGCGGCCCGGCGTGCTTGCTCGGCTCGGCGCTCCTCACGTCTCTCATCGATGTCGGCTTTGGCCGCATCGGCGTCGGGTTGGCCACGGTGCATCGCGATCTCTTTGATCGTTTCTCGTGTTGGCACGTCGCCCTTGTCTTTGGCTTTGATTGACTTGGTGATCGCCTCACGCAACCGCCGCGACATCTCACGGGTCTTTGCAGTCTCAACAAATGGCCGCTCATCAGGATTGGCACGCAACCACTCGACCGCAATGCGAGCCCGGGTGTAAATCGACCATCGCTCTTTGTAGGTTTTCTCAATGCACCGCTTGAGATCGCTTGGGGCTGGCATGTGACCCTTGCCGTTGGCAATCCATTCACGGGTGGCAAGCCATAGCAAATCGGTTGGCCAGTGAGAGACCGCTTTCGTGTAGGCATCGAGAAATAGGTCATATTGCTCGGCATCACGCTCTCGCTCAAAATACATCTGCGTGAGCGTCTCAACAACCGTATTGATCTCGGCCACCGATGTCGGTGCCATAGCCTCAACGATCAACGGCCAAGCTTTCTCGAGCCCGTCACGGTGCCTCAACACGAGTTGGCGTGCCGCCTCACCACCCGACCACTTGATTTGAGTGATCTTAGGCGTTTCTTTCAGCATTGCGACGCATGGCATCGCGGCGACGATCTGAGTTCTCGGCGAGAGCTCCTCGTGGCTTTGATGACCCGGTACGGCTGGCAAATGTTTTTGCACTTAAACCTCCCTCATTCATAACGGTTTTAATATCGGCCCCAATATAACCCAAAAACTTCTCGCCTGTAAGGCACCTGTAAATACCAGACGCAAAAGCATAATTGTCTTTTGTGATATTGGGGTCGGCGTAATAGCAGTAAATTGCGTTTGACAAATCATTCAGGCCAACGCTTTTCGATAATGCTGTAAATTTCTTTAGAGCTTTGGCTTTATCCGCTCGCCGAGACCTCATGAGTTTGGGGTTTATCTGCCCCCATAGCATCTCAAAACAAGCATTTATATTTGATGGTTCTAATAATGGTTCTTGTTGAGGGTTATTGTCTTGCAAAATTAGCGTGTGGTTTTGACCAATTTTGCATGTGGTTTTGCCTGATTTAGCATCTGGACTATCACCTGCTAAATTAGCATCTGGCGTTTTTTTAAAAGACTTCCCTCTCGGCTTTGATTTAACTATCGCCAGCTCATCAGGAATACAGATTATTTCATCAACGCTTAGAGTGTATCTATATGACCCAAGATTGCCATCTTGATACCTTTGCCGCTCTCTCGTGAAATAACCCGCGACCTCGAGAGCCTTTAAATGGGTGCCGATAGTTTTTTCTTTTATGCCTGTTTTTTTAGACAAAGTGCTCACATATGGATAGCAAGAATGCTTCTCATCGGCATAATCTGCCAGCGCCACCAAGACAAATTTAGGCCCTGATTTTATTTGACACTCAAACGCCCACGTCAAGGCTTTGTTGCTCATGTTGTAGCCTTTTGGTTTTTTATATATTGCTTGATTCCAGCGTTTATAATTTGCGCCGCGTCGTTTCCTATTAGATGTGCGTTTTTACAAACCTCACCCGTTTTTGATATTTCATGATATATCTCGATGTACTTGCAATCTATATCTTGAAAGTAATCCTTAAAAGATAATGGGCTCAATCCATCCTCGTTATGATTAATCCAATAATCAACCGCCCTCACAAATTCGGCGTGATCTATACCATCAAACCACTCACCATGAGTCCTCTTACTCTGGTAAAGGTGATGCAAAGAAAACTCGGCGGCATATGCGTCGTGCATTATCTTTTGATAAACTATTTCAATTTTGTGCGGGCATCCAGTTTGCAGTGTTCTGGCACGCTTCTCAGGGTTGATTGAAACGCCTATTTTGTAAAACTGGCCCGCCTTGAATAAATAAATTCTGTTAGTCATAAATTACCTCTTATGCTTTGAGCAAAAATCTTTTGATGAGACTGAGGAGAATACAGTCTCGGCGGTGTTGTCGGTGTGGATGACTAGCTTGGGTGGATGAAAACGGTAAACGCCCTTGCCAAACTTGCCCTTGAAATAACGGCACGTTGAGCAATTGACTTTCGGCCCTTTTTTCAAAACGACACACCGAGCTTGATGTCTCTGATGTGGCTCGCCACGCGGCGCTTTAGGTTGATCGACATAACCGCTCTTATATCAGACTGTGAGAACATCTCCTCGAGCAAGAGAGAGCTGTGCCAGTTATTCGATCGGGTCTTTTCTGGCGAGGGATTGTGAGCCGTGTCGCCGAGCCCATCGAGGTCATGATTGATGACGGTGATCGATCTCGCCTTGTTAGGTCGGCGCTTTACCCATCCCCGATCGACAAGGCCCTCAATCAAGCGATGCACGCCCGACTTTGACTTGAGGCCGAGGCCGTCTTTGATGTCATCGTAACTTGGCGCGACCCGGTGGGCGGCAATATGCGCGATGATAAACTCAAGGCATTGGCGTTGTTTTGGTGTCAAACTATAGGGTGTCATGGTTAGTCTCTCCTCTTGAGATCGTTTCGGCTTTGGAGCTTTCGCTTGCCCCATCGATGCTTGTGCCCCGGGGGCGGTTTTTGAAAGCCTTGTCGTGTCTTGAGCTTTGGCCCGTTCCTACGTCGCCGTGCTTGTTGACCCGTCTCGCCACCTTGGCTCTTGGCTTTGGCAATCCGGGCAACGTCATCGGCGGTCTTGCGTTTATGGCAATCTGGCCTCAACGCTTGCCATTTGATCTCATCGCCCTCGTATAGCAAAGCATTAGGCACAACGTGGTCAAACTCAACCAAGAGATAAAAGTCACGCTCGCAACCGCACTCACAAACACCGTAATCGAGTATAAACTCTTTACAGTCATCAACCGTCATCTCTTTAACGATTGGGTGAGCGGTCATCCATTTATCAGATATGCGCTCAACCATAAGCCTAAGCTCATCGCGACGGACTCGGCGGCGCTTCATAAGATTAGGCATTAAACGCCCCTATATTGCTGTGCTTTTTTCTCAACTCAAAAAAATAATCCCATGCTTTCTCTCTATCCCAAAAGACATCACCCTCGGTATTCTTGCGTGAGCCGTATGGGTAAAAAATATAAACCCAAATGATCGTCTCACCATGATTGCTCAACCACTTCATGTTGACCTCAGGCGGGTTGTAATAATTAAGCTTAGTCATATCGATCTCATATCACGCCAAGAATGCACGGCTTTAACCGCGAGGCGGTACTCCCAACCGCCATTGACTATGGTGTCGCGCAAAGCGCCTTGCTCGATCATCTCATCGATATAATGTTTTGCGGGCTTATCGTTGTCGTGCTCATAGCCGTTTTCGATCGCGTTTTCTAAGTTCTCATAAACATCATCAAATATTGCCATCTTGAACCTCATCAAATTTGTCGGCTTGGTCGCCGAAATTATCCCACCCCTCACGGGTCTCTCTCGAGAACATATCGAGACGCCACGCATTAGGCACAAATTTCTCGGCGAGCGCGTAAGCCTCCTCAGGCTTTCGAGAATGCTCGCGAGCGACGCCATCAAAGCCCGATTGTATAGGCTTGATCGTTGGGTTGCCCATGCGCCCTATGAGAAACGGCTCGTTTGTTGATCTCAAGACGTAGCCCGTGCCCCATCGATACTTGCCCGGGCGATCGTGACCACACTTGAGAGGCTTGGGCTTGGTTTTCTTTGCCCATGAGCCCGCCGTCACATATTCAAAACCCCAAGCCTCGAGCGTCTTGACCGCCTCGGGTAACATCGGGTTTGTGGCCCATAACCAAAGGATGCAATCTTTGTTTGCGATCGTGTCAACTGGCATCGCTCTAATCTCATCGATCGTCATGCACTCATATTGATTTTGAGCACTCTTTTGCTCACCCTTTTTTGACCGCAACTCGAATTGCCACGGCGGGTCGCTCATGATGAGATTGTACTTAAAGAGAGGTATCTGTGAAAAGGTGTCAAATGATGATGCCATGAGAGTTTAATCCTTAAAACCACTTTTCGACATGAGCTTGCTGCGATGCGAGCCGCCCGGCGATCGCTTTTCATTCTGCCGTCTCTTGCGCTTTTTGATCCCCTTACCTTTGATATTGCGGCCCTCCCACGTTGTGACGATGCGACCGCCTTTACAAACAAATGTAAATCCCTCGATCTTTACCGCCTCAGCGCCTGTCGCAACCATTGCCTCGAGCTCATCACTGTGCATCTCCTCACGATATTTTTCGATGTCGATGTTGTGGACTCGTTGCATGTACCGCATGAGAGCGTGGTCGGTGATGTAAGGGTGTTTGTTTTTGTTGCGTCTCAATTTGGTCGCCCCGTCCATTTGCTCGGGTCATAGGTGATCTGAGGCTCGCGTGTCTTGCGGCGATGTTTTGCAAAATGCTTTCTTATGGCTTGTGAAAACCCATTCATTGCATCGGTGGCGCTCTGCAATCCCACAACAAATCGTGTGATGTTCTTTGCCATCTCGCGGCGTTGCTTCCATCGGCGATAACGCCTTTTAATGTTTCTCATGCTGTTAACCTCCCGTGATTGATGGGGTCGAAAGCCAAGAGCGCATCAGGGTCGATCTCGGCCACCACGCAAAGCCATGCCGCAAAAGCATCGGCCTCGTTATTGTTTGCCGGGTCAAGGCCGCGAGCCCATGCCATGCGCATCATCGCGTCTTTGTTGGCGTTGCCTTTGCCCGTGAGAGCTTTTTTCATTTGTCCCGGCGTCGCCTCAATCAAGATCACCTTGTGAGTTGATTGATCGTTGTGAGCTGTGACCGCCGCCTCGATGTGAGCATCAAGACCTTGCGCAATCCGCGTCATGTTGATGTTGTGAAACTTGGTCAAGATTGGGCTCTCAAATATGATGTGCGTGACGCCTTTGGTGTTGATGGTCTCAGTGAGCCACCGCCTAAAAAATTCAAACATATAGCCTCGGCTCACCTCTTTGCGCTTAGAGAGATCGAGGGTGCCAAGTCGGGGCGGTGCATCAGGCGAGCCCAAAGCCCACCCCGTCTCGGTTGCCGGGTCGAGCGCGAATATAACAATTTTTTTAGACGCGCTCGAGCCCATTAGTTCACCGCCGCGTCTTTGACATCATCGCCAAGACCGAGATCGAGTTGAGCATCAAGCTCAAATTGCTCGCGGTAATGATCGAAGTGTGCCAAGAAAGCCGACAGCTTATCATCTGGCATTCTCAAGAGTTTGCCGATCTGTTTAAAGGCCCCCTTGTGAATGTTGTGAATGCTCTCGCCGTTTTTGGCCAAAGCACTCGCCTCGCCCCCAAGCTTCTCTTGCTTGGTTTTAATCGCATCAAACTTTTTACGGTGTGCTTGCAATTGAGCTTTGTCGGGCAACTGTGAGCCTGTCTTTTGATTGAGCTTGGTGACATTGTTTGCCTCTTTTCCCATGCTATCAATCCTTTCGATGTGGTGAGAAACGGCTCACCGCCGATGTGACCTTACTTGGTCAAATTCATTAATCGGTGCCTGAGGCTTTTCAAGCGCCTGATGATCTGTGTTGGCCTCTTTTCATAGACCTCGATGTGAACCTCAACGGCGGTTTGGTATCTCTCAATCAATTGAGTTAATGCCTCGGCCTCACTATTCACCGCGCTCTTGCTCCTCGACCATTCTCTCGAGCTTTTCCTCGCACGCGATCGCTCGATCTCGATGCACCTTGGCAAACTGAGCGGCGATGGCGGTGTTGCCTTTGTCGTAATGCCGGGCGATCTGATGGTTGTTATCGATCGCTCTCTCGAGCTTTTTAATCGTCTTGGGCAATGCCCGGGCGGCGGTTGGTGTCTCTCGATAGTGTGTCACCCGATGAGCCTATCCTGACAATCCTCAACCTGCACCTTTATGGCCGTGTCGATTTGCGCTTTTAACGCCCTAATTTGGTGATTGTGAGTTTGCCATAAGGCGTCAATTTTATTGATGCAATCATTTGCGGCCTCAATGTGTTTAAAAACACCAAAGACGTTGCGAGGTTTACACTTTTGTTTGCCTCTCGTGCCGTCGATTTGCACCATCGCCACCCCCATCGCTACACCAACCCATAATCGACTAGCCCCATATTGAGGCTTAGATATGCCGTCAGAAAACACTACAAAGTCACCACGAGAAAAGGTCATCATGACAAACCCTCCTCATCAAAATCATCGAAAGATAACTCGACACCGTAATTGTCCTTTGCCGCTTTTATGACATCTCGCCAGTTTTTACGCGGTATAAAGTTGTTAACGTCCCACGATCTACATGTGCTCATTGGCTTTCCAAGCTTCTCAGACATCTCTTTGACCGTTCCAAATACCGCGACGATTTTCGTGGTTTTTCTCATGATACCTCACTTTCGTTGGCTTTCAGCAAATAGCGCCCCGTTTATTATTGTCAACTATTTTCGTCTTTTTTCGTTGACTTGTGTTTTTTTATTTCTTAAAGGCAAGACAGACACCACAACCACTCGCGAGATTTGCATGACAGATACAACCAAACCAATCGGGCCGAGAGAGGTTGCCGCCGAGCATCCCGGTCGTGCTACCTTTGGCGATGTCTTGCGAGCCTATGGTCTCGAGGGCGTTAATGATTTTATCCCGAGATACCTCAACGACTCGGTGATGTTCCCTGAGCTCGACACGCCACAAAAAGCCGAGGTGCATGTTTGGGTGCATCTCAGGGGCGTGCTCGATGACCTGAGGCAACAAGACAAACGCAAGGCCGCAATGCTCGAGAGCTATGACGGCGACCCGGCGAGCCCATCGCCCCTCAATCCTCATCGCGGCAAATACACTCTCGCGATCGTGATTGATGTCACCGATACATTGCGCGGCGATATTCAACTCGAGCTCAAGAGCAATAAGTTTCGCCGCTATCGGTGCGACATAGGCAATCACCCGGCGCAATTCTTTGACATATCTTTCGATATTATTCGCGAGCACGAGCCATCAGGCAAGCTTGACGATTACATCGTTGAGATGGCCAAGCGCCAAATCGAGGGGCTCAAAGATTACCCCGATGAGATGAACGGCAATCAAGCCGATCGTGACAATTACGACACCATAGCCAGATAGGAGAAAACCAATGGCACCAACCGACACCACAACTAAAGGGCCGCGATCACCGCGCCCTATAGACATTGAGATCGGCGCTCGAATCCGTCGCATGAGATCGATGCACCCAAAAGGCAAAATGTCTCAAGAGAACCTTGGCAACGCGGTCGGCGTGACATTTCAGCAAATTCAAAAATACGAGCGCGGGTCAAACCGCATCGGCACCTCGCGCCTTGTTGAGCTCGCCAACGCCCTCGAGGTTGATGCGACTGAGCTCGTGCGCGGCCTCTCTAAGTTTGGCGAAAAGCCGAGCTCTATGGCCGAGACGTTTCACAACACCAACGGCGCTTATGCGATGAGCAAGGCTCTCTCTCAACTCAACCCGCGAGTGCAAGGCGCTCTCATTGAGCTCGCCCGGGCATTGGCCAAGGGCAATGCAAGAGAGATCGGCACCGCCGTTCATGGGGCTCTCGCCGCCGAGTAATCTTTAGTTAACCATCAACATCAAGAAAGGGTCACAATATGGCCAAGAAAAAAACACCCCTTAAGATCGTGCGCATGAGCGCCGAGAACATCAAGCGCCTCGATGCGGTTGAGATAACGCCCGAGGGCAACGTGATCGAGATCACGGGCAAGAATGGCGCGGGCAAGACCTCATTGCTCGATGCTATATGGTGGGCTCTCGGTGGCGTGTCTAACGTCCAAGCCAAGCCGATCAAAGACGGTGAGGAATCCGCGACGGTCGAGCTCGATCTCGGTCGCCTATTGGTTAAGCGTAAGTTCATCGCTCAAGAGGGCGGCAAGTTTACCACCTCATTGATCGTGCAAAATGATGAGGGCGCTCGCTTTCAATCACCGCAAAGCATCCTCGATGCCATCCTCGGCGAGCTCACCTTTGACCCGCTCGAGTTCACACGTCTTAAGCCTGTTGAGCAAATGAAACTCTTGCAAGCCTTTGTCGCCGATTTTGACTTTGATGGTGCGATCAAAGAGCGTGATGAGATTTACACTCAACGCCGGGACATCAACCGGGATGCAAAGCAAGCCGAGGCTCAACTCGAGGCGTTGCCTGAGATCGACCCTGAGATCGAGATCATCGACCTCGAGGCCGCAACTATCGCCTACAAAAAGGTGCTTGCCACGGCTCAAGAGGTGAAAGAAAACAAAAGATCATTTGATGAGGCTGTAAGCAATATCGACAATCTAAACGCACGGCGTGAGCGTGCGGTCAAAAACCTAGCTGAGATCAAGGCGTCAATAAAAGACATCGATGCAAAGCTAACCGACCTCAATGCGATCACCGCAAAGGCGGGCAAGTTTGTCATGCCCGACACCGCCGCCGCCGAGGCCCGCATGGCAACGGCCCAAGAGCAAACCAAGATCATCGCATCAAACGCCGAGAGAGATCGTCTCACCGAGCGTGTTGAGTTCCTTAAGAGCACATCGGGCGATCTCACCGAGAGGCTTGAGAAAATCGCCGCCGACCAAGCTGATGCCGTCAAGCAATCTGAGATGCCCGTGGGCGGCATAGCCTTTGGCGATGATTGCGTCATGCTCAATGGTGTGCCGTTTAATCAGGCTAGCGATGCCGAGCAACTATTGGCCGCGATCGAGATCGCCGTCGCCATGAATACCGAGCTTAGAATTTGCCGGGTGCGTGACGGGTCTCTCATCGACAATGACGGCATGAAATTGCTTGCCGAGCGTGCCGAGGCCAACGACTTTCAAATATGGGTCGAGACTGTGCAAAGCGGTCGTGAGAGCGCCATCGTCATCGAGGATGGTCGCATAAAAGGCGACGCAAAATGAGCGCCTCGCCTGTAAAGGTCTCAGCGCAAACCCCGATGTCAATCTTGGCATTGGGTGTCGTTTCACCTGTGTTGCTAGTGTGCTTTATCATATTCACCTTGTTTATGATTGCGCTTGGCATCCTCGCCGTCTTGGCGATGATCGTTGTCGGTTTAGTCTTGTGGCTGATAATTTGGTGGACTGAACGAGACACAAGAAAAACCCTAAAGCAATTTAGAAAAACGAAAGCCAAAAAAAATGACTAAATATCTCAAAGCCCAATTCTGCCAACGGCACGCCGACCCTCTTGACCCTCGCTCATATGGGCCAAAGTCTTACACCTACATCGACAATCACGGCGTTGTTGTTGGTGATCTTATCGTTGTGAGAGGCCGTCAACACACTGAGGTCTTGCGTGTAAGCGAGACCGATGTTGAGCTCGCCCCTGAGCTCGAGGGCGTCACAATCAAGTCAACGCTCGGCAAGGTCATCATCTGATGGCGATCGAAGCAAAAGACGGCTGTTGTCAAGAGGCCAGCTTGCACGCCCCTAAAGGCATGTATCTGCCATGCAACAAGCCCGCCGTGGCCGTGGTCGAGTACCCATCAAAAGAGCTCGCGAGGGTTTGTGATATGTGTCTCGATCACGCGGTCAAAAACCGTGGCGCAAAGAAAACCGATCAAGAGATCACAGTGCCGATTGAGACACCAAAGGCGATCGTCAAAGAGGATGAGCCCGATGAGGTGGTGACTGATACCGCCGCGCCGAATCCTCTCGATGAATTTCCAAACGGATTAATCAACCGCACTTGTTGGATTGATGACTTGCCTATGAGTGATTATCACTCCGATGTTTGTGCCGGGCCATCAGTCTCGAGCGGTGATCTCGTGACCGTTGAGGAGAAAGGGCTCAAGATATATTACGCGACAAACTACAATAACCCTGAGCGGTATATCCCGAAAGACAAACCCGCATATATTCTCGGGCGCTTGGCTCACTGTGCGATCTTGGGCGACACGGCTTTCTCAAAGCAATTCGTGCTCAAGCCATTTGATTTTAGAAGCAAAGAGCAAAAGGCATGGCGCGATCGTCATCTCTCTATGGGCCTCACGATCGTCAAGCAATCGGATTATGACACCGCCTTGAGAATGGCCGATGAGATCGCCAAAGACCCGCTTGCGATGTCCATCCTCGAGGGCGGCATCCCTGAGCGCACGTTCATCAAAAAGGTCGGCAACATCTACATCAAGTCGAGACCCGACGCCCTCGGTCGCGGTGATCTCATCATTGCCGATTATAAAAAATCACGGCGCGAAACGAGCGATCTCTTGTTTAAAGACATCACGAGCTTTGGCTATGTGATGAAAATGGCCAACATCGGTGAGGGCGTCTTTGCCAACACCCCGGGCAATGCGAAAAACATATTCGATTTTACTTATGTGTTTATCATGCAAAACGATGAGCCGCCTTACACTGTCACCACTGTCAAGATTGAACCACGCGCACCGATCGAGATCAATGGTGAGGTGACAAGCGAGAGCAAAGACATGACCAACGCCGTGCGCGACTCGATCTATTGGGCGTCATGTCAAAACCGCCGATCGGTCAATCGTCTCTCTGAGGCTTTTGCGAGCGGTGAATGGCCAGCGCCACACGGCGGGGGCCCGGTCAATTATTCCTATCCTCAATGGCTATGCAACAAGCTCGCCCGTGAGCAATCGCAAGGCTTACTGCCACACCTTGACGAAAACCTAAGAGAGATTGAGCGTTAACCATGCGTAAACCATACCGACACATAGTGCGTCACATTAAGGCACCACAACGAAAGGCTAAAGCTGTGACGCATCCATTCTTAAAAACCACCCTCAATCGCATCTCTCAATCTCACCCGCGCATTTTGGAGCGCATAGATTGGGCCGCTATAAGGGCAACTCAACAAACCGACCGAGACAATCACCTCAAAGCCGACAAAGAGGCGATCGATCTCGAGAGAGCATCTAAGCAACTAGGGCCAACCGCGTGCCCATAAACCCCGAGAACATGAAGCGATACACCTTTGGGCGGGTCAACCCGATCGAAAGAATGGTGAGGAATATGCACTTAAGAGACATTTTGCCAAATAGCGTGATGATGGCATCGAGAAGCTTACATTTAGAGATAAGTTACGATGTGTTTATGTCACCCAATTTTTGGGAGCATTGGATAGCCGTTCAATTGGGCGGGAGAGTAACGCCTCACAAATGCAATCACGATGTTGATGTGAGCATATGGGGTAAAAAATGCGCCGCAGAGATTAAGTTTAGCAATGCTTACAAATCAAAATACAACCCGATAAGAGGTAAGAGTTGGGATAGAAACGTGTTTAAATGGGCTGTTAGCGAGACGCAAATAAACAATCCTACCGCTCACGCTTTCATCTTGGTTGGTCTTGACGCTGATAGGTCGCTACATACTTGGGTTGTGCCAAACGGCACTCTCTCAAAGAGCAATACGATATGCGCTCCAAGCTCTCGAAAAGGTGGATTGGGCAAGCTTGATAAATACAAGTGTGACCCGTATCAAATACTCAACGCTTTTGCCAACATTGCTCACGAGGAGATATTCAAACATGAGACGAATTAAAAAAGCACTCATCACCCTATTATCATTCACCGCCATTGCTATCGCTGTTGAGGTCGCCGAGGCTTATCATCTAACACCCGCCGCCGAGGCCAATGTGCAACTATGGCTATGGCACCACAACACATATGAGACAAAGACGCCGATCTCGAGAGAGCGATATGAGACCGAGGTCTTTTGCGATCAAGCGTCTCGCAAGCGGCACATCGTTTGGCTCATCACCACAAAATCAAAGCGCATTGATAACATCGAGAGGCTCAGAATACTTGAGGGCCATTACGATGCCGAAACCGTGCTTTGCTCTAAACTATCTTAACGCCTAAAAATCTGAGGAGATACATCATGGCACCACAACCAAGAAAACAAAAAAACATACCCGAGCCCGAGAGCTTAGAGCATGAGCTCAAGAGGAAACTCAAACACATGCAAACCGACAAAGACAATCTTGAGAAAGACCTCAACCTCAACATCACGCGAGCCGATGAGGCCATGAAAAACCTTGAGAACGCCGTCACCGCAAACAAGTCATTGGGCGAAAGACTGCAAAAGCTCGAGGCCGACAATCAATCATTGATTAAGTTGGTCGAGCTCGAGCGTGAGGGCAAGCGTTCAATCCTTCTCGCATTGCAAGTCATGCAAGGTCAGCATCAACCGCTCAATGCTTTTGTGCCAGTGCCTAACGCTCAAGATCAAACGCCCATAGCGTAATATGTTTGCACTAGAGCACCACATAAGGGTCGGCGTATTTGCGCAGTTTAGGCAAGATCAACACGGGGCGATCTTAAGCCACATCGGCAACGCGAGAACGCCGACCATCTTTCACGAGGAGCACATCGCCCATGAGGCCCGCTCTGACTTTCATTTAGATAAAGAGTTTAACATCGTTAAGCTCGCAATAGAGAGGTAACTCAATCATGTTTAAACCCCGCGACGTAAGAGAGGGCGAGCAAGTGTTTGCTCTCTTAGGTGATGACCCGCTCACGCCATTATTTGCCGAGGCTTATGGGTATCTTATCCAAGGCCAACTCTCGATGGCTCAAGAGGCCATAACCAAGATGTCAACCATCATCGAGCCATTGCCCGCATATGACCCTAAGGTGAGATCGTGCTTTGCTTTCGCCAACGATTGTCGTGATCGCCAAAAGCTCTTGGCTATATCTGGCGATGTTTCACGTGAAACATCGTAATTTGGAATGATTGCTCATTATGACTTATGGTGGGCCTCATACACGATCGCGACCGCCTTGGCGCTTGCCGGGCTAGTCGCGATTGCTTGGGCTTTAATCAAGATTAACAAATCTAGGATTGATTATGACAAAAAATAGCATTGCTAGATGGGCTCATGAGTGCCCGAAAACAAAAGACAAGCTACACCTATGGGTGAGGCAACCCGATCTCACCGCCGAGTGTTTTAATTGTAAGATGAAACTCGACCAACAAGAGGCATCAGATTGCTTTGATGATCGAGGTCGGTGCTAAGACCCGTATTTGCGGGCTTTCATTATTTTGCTTTTGTGCTTGCTGATGAACCTTAGAGCCTCGGCCCTCTTGTGCAACATCGCCAACTCAATGCCACTGGCCTCAATGCCTGAGCCTTTAAACTGAGGATAGCGAACAACCGCACGGGCCTCTTTGGCCCTATATTTCTTTTCATCGCCACCCAACATCACCGCAACTTGTGTCTCGATCTCATGGCTCCTGATTTCCATATCTCTCAAAAACTCTTTATTCCGGGTGATCGCCTTAAAGAAATTTGCCCGCTTGTGCTTGATCTCAAAATACTCTTGAGCCCATATCGCGGCGGCATACTTATCAAGCCCCTTGTTCATGACGATTAAAAACGCGCTGTTTTTTGCGTTGCTCTTGATCTATGCCCTGATGGTGATGGTGGGCACCAAGAAAAATATTGCAAAAAATACGGCTGGAATGATGGCAAGTTCTAACATGGTAACTCTCTCTAAAAAATGCGCTCAAGTATTGAGGGCTGTTTAACTTTTACTTTGACTCGGTTGATCTCCTCGATGGCCTCACGCCTGATGCGTGCCGTCTCGAGGGCCGCATCATTGATTTGATCTTGCGAATGCTCTTTTTGCTTAACCGCTCCGATCAATTCCCTCAAATGCCCACGATCGCGCATGTGCTCAGTGTGAACCTTCTCGGCCCATATACTGAGCTCGGGCCCGGTCTTAGGGTCTTTTAGCGTTTGGAGAGGTTGGATAACCAGCAAGCTCGGGGCTATGGTCAATTGCGGCACTGGCGTCGGCACTTCCATCGCTGTCGCGTTCCCGGTTAAGTTTGTCGAAGCGCACGCGCTCATGAGTAGGCAAAGGCACATCGTCCCAAGGTGTCTTAGGGTCATTTTTTCTCTCCTCGTTAACTAGGCGCAACCGCCCTTTGTAATATGCGACTTGCCCCTCGAGGCTTTTCACCGCTTGATTGTCTGTTTCCTCATACTCACCTTGAGCATCGAGAACATCTTGCCAACTGTCGATCGCATATTGATCGGCTTTGGTCTTAATCTCAAGCACCTCATCCTCGAGCTCGATGCCGCCATCTCTGAGATCAACGATGGCCGAGTCGTAACCCGCATCAAACCGGGTCACTCGCTGATGAATGGTTGCGCCGATCGTGATCGCTGTCGATAAAGCAAACGCGATCGCGGTTGGTGTAAGTCCGAAAGCTGGCGCAACTCGCTTTGCGACCTCGCCGACAATTTGATCTTTGGGGGTCAACCTATTCATAACACTAAGCCTCGTTTCTTGAGATCGGGCCTCGAGCATCGACATGCACTTGCCTCACATTTCTCGGCATCCCTATCGCATAAAACCTTTGCGATGAATAGAACCTAGTTTTCACAATGCGGGTGATGTTCACCGAATCCGATTGATTGCCGCCGAGAACATGAAAAGCCATTGCATCCTCACCGACATAGAGACCGACATGCCCGCCGCCCTTGCGCTTGAATGTGAGAACATCGCCAAGCATAGCCTCGCCAGCAACGCGCCCGGTCGGGCGACCGCCCTTGCCATAGACTTGCCGACCAACTTGAGCGCCCCAATCAGCCCAAGCCAAAGCCGAGAGCGGGTTGTTTGGCGTGGGCTTGCCGCATCTCTTTGCGACCATACCCATAAACAGGCCACACCACGGCACCGAGTCGCCGCCCGTGGCAAACATGTTCTCAATCCATGATTGGCCGGGCTTATCGACCTCTTGCGCCCAATCAACGATCGTCTTGTTGCTCGCCCCGCCCGGGTATTCTTGCACGCCATAGTGCTTGAGCGCCTCTTTGAGCATCTTTGGGCCCGGCTCATCCTCTAACCACGCCCAACGCCTACCTAATTTTGATTTACGTGCCACCATTTGTCTCAATCCTCGCTCTTTATTGCCGCCTAAAGTCTGAAATTTGCCACCGTAGGGCCAGAAACGGCACCCCACCCGCTACCATTGCCGCGCAAAAATGGCAAATCGCTCTCTATGGCGCTTAAAATCGCACAAAAAAACCGAGGCCCTAAGGCCCCGGCTTCTCTCACCCCCACGATGATCGCTTCAGTGTAGTTGCTTTTAACTGCCTCGGCCGATGTAGTCAAAAATGACTGCGCATCCGGCAGGGTAGTCGCAATTAACTACGCTGGATCTCATTTGCCGTCGCCATCGGTATCGACTGGCGTTGCTTTGCCGTTCACATCGAGCCATTGCAAGATGATGTACTCGGTCTCGCCGCCATACTCGGCTTGAATGTGAGCGCAACCCGTCTCATCTTCGACAAGTTCATCGCCAACATAGTAGCGCCAAACATCATGCAGGGTCACGGTGACTTTAACGTCATCAGCATAGTGCCCTTTGATCTTGATGCCTTGGCTTACGGCCTTTTCAATTGCCTTGGCGTCATCAGCGCCGATTGTGTCGCCATACTCGAGGCCGATGATGTGCTTGTCATCAACCGCCGCTCTTAAATGTTTCTCAAGTTCTTTCATGGTGGGTGTATTACCTCCTCAAATGGTTGTCGGTTTTACGCGACCACTTTGCGATCGCTGATATAGCTTAATCACATAATAACCCGAGAAACACAACAACGACAAATCTTTCGCGAGCCACCACATCGACTCGATACCAATAAACAGGCCCGCATCTATCGCCAATATTTGATGATAGGCTTGGCCGATGAGGCCAATGATGCCCAAGACGTAAGCCCACCTAATCAGGCGATGCCTCATGGCTGTTGTCTCGCTCGCTAGTAAAATATAGAGCAATGCGATCGCGCCAATCGTGTCGAGCCCCAAGATTAACCAAGCCACAAACTCAATCATCATCACTCGCTTTCTCTGGCACGTCAGTATTTTTGAGGCGCTTGATATCGGCGACCGTTTCCAAGGGCTTCTCTCTGAAACCCGCCGTTAATTTGAATATGCCGCCGATGATGTTCATGCCACCAACACCCAACAAGAATGCCACGGCGTTTTCGGTCGAGCCCACAAGGTCAAACTTGAGAGCGATCGAGGGCGTGATATAGGCCGCACAAGCCGCACCGCCGATGATCGCCGTGAAGCCTTGTTTCGGGGTGAAGTTTGACAAGAATGCTAGTGAGGCGACACCACCCGCGAGCCCGGCAACAACCGCCGCTAACTTAATCCCAAGTGTATCAAATGCCGTTTCGATCGTCATGGTTACTTTCCCTACTGTGTAAACACCGTAAAGCCGCGCCCTTGCAAGGTCACAACACTTGCTTGACCTGATGCGCTAGGCGCTCCCCCGCCCCTAAAGTCTATGGGCTTATAGCCCGTGACTGTTAAGCCGTTTGCAACCATATCAGCAAGCATTGCATCAACATCGGCGCTCGACAAAGCGGGGGTCTGGTTGCGCATCTCAAGAGCCGATAAATTGGAAAACTGCGTTAAATCAAGACGTCCTGTAGAGGCATACGAAATTCGCAAGCTTACTAAACCAGAATAGTTTGCCAAATCGGTGTCATTCAATGCGATACCAGTGGGATTAGTAGCGGTTCCGTTTAAGGCTAAGTTACGCAAAGCGCTACCGTCAAAATTTGCAAAAGTCCCAGAGACATACTCGTAATCAGGATGCCATGCAGACGAATTAATGTTAACACTATTAAGCTTTACACCATCATCAACATCCAAAGAGGTAATGTTTATATCCGCATCCAGAACCATTGCCCCATTAGCGCCAATGCTATTAGGGACATATGCGGTAATTGTTTTCTCGGTGTCGTCAGGAAAAATTAAATCAGTTGTTTGCGCCGTACTTTCGAAATTAGCACCGCTACTGTCCCGCCATGTCACGGCAAAAGGCGTCACCGGGTCGCCATAAAAATCAACATCAACAGTTGTTGAGGATGTGGCTCTACTGCCAATTGTAATCTTTTTAAATCCTATGCGGTGAGGTTGATCGGAAACCTCATCGTTATAAACTGATAAAGAGGAATGAGGGCAACCAAGCAAAGCGCGAACATCACTAATTCCATCCGCTAGGCCCGCCCCCATCTCGTTATAACCTGACTGTGTGTAATGTAATGTGTCTGCCATTTTATCAGATGTGGTAGATCGGAAACTAGCCGCACCTGTAAATGCAATATGGGCCAAATTACGCGATGCAGATGCCGCGATTTGAGCATTGCGAATAGAGTCCCAATTAACATCCGCTGCATTAGTCGCGCCATTCTGTGACGGGTCGCCATAACCAAGCAAGCTAATGAAAAACCCATCTATCCCATAGTCGGTCTCAAACCGATCAATGATGGCCTCGAGACTTGATTGATAATCAATAGCATTCTGCCCACCTCTTGGTGAACCAGCCGCATCGGTCTCGCCTTGCGCCCAAATCACACGCGGAGAATTATGCACATAACCAGCCGCCGCTATGTCAATCAAAGCTTGATCGATTAAAGGTTTAGCCCAAGCGTCATAAACATTATTTGACGCAGACAAATCCCACGTATGCCCCGAAAGCGAAACACCAGACCCCAGATATGTCACCTGATTAACATCAAGAATAGTCGAGCCATTTACCGCCGCATCGATAATGATAACAGGATGACCATTGTTCTCAACATATCTTTGGGCAAAGGCAGAATGAGGCCCACCCTGTGTGCGTCCGGGTATAATCGGAGAGAGGGGAGATATGTCGCCCCCGGGATAATACATATAGCCGTAACCCTTGTTTAAAGGCGTTGTGTTCAAGGGGTCGATTGACCAGCCCTTTGCATTTGATTGCCCCGCGAAAATAATCACATCCACTTGGCTATTTGCGGCTTGGGCGGCGTCCTCTATTGACGCCAACCTCTCATCAAAAGGCGCAAGAGCCTGAGCGACGGCCAAATCTATAGCGTTTACTGCGTCACTAGATAAAGAAACATTTGGAGATATATTTGTGACGTCACCTATCGAGACCGCGTTTGTTTCATCGTTATAATTTAGATTAGTTGTACCCATTATAAAGGCCCCTTTGCGCCGTAAACTTTAAATTTGCCACAAAGAAACGTCTCTTTTTTAGAGTTGTGCTCTCTGACAATATCATAAACTAGCTCAACGCTGTCGCCGATCTCATCCGCTACCGGGTACGCTGTTGATCTAGGTATCGTAATGTCAAAAATAGTTGCATCTTGCGTAACGGAATAAACGGGGGCGCTTATTGTCATGCTAACTAAAATTGCCGAGGCATCAGCATACATCCTGACCGCCCCAGTGAATGTATCTGACGAAAGATCGATGCCGTGTATTTTAACGACTTCAACAAAATCCCGCCCACGGGCAACACCATAATTTTTAATAGCCGACCCATCTTCTCTTGTTGAAAAAGTCATAAAATCATTTCCTTAAAAAAAGCCAAACCCACCGCTAGACGTGCTCGTGATATCATAAATCGTGACGCTAACAAGCACAGATATTGTCTCGGCCCCCGCCGTGTTGCTATCCGTTATCGTGCATTTATACACGCCCGACAAGATTTCATCTATTCCCGGCGTTCCTGTAAAGGTTGTGCCGGCATCGTTTGGCGTGCCGATCGTTAAGACATCTCCCGATTGCCGCTCCCAGCTATATGTAAATGGCGCAACCCCGTTGGTTAGCGAAACATTAACGGTTGGTGTTGTTGCGGCATTACCATCATTTGCCGACGCCTGCACGGGTGATGGTGTTGCCATAGCGGTAAAACCACTTGAATTTGATGCCGAGACAACATTGCCAGCTTGAGAGTCGAGCTCATTAACAATAGACCCTCGGCCTGTGATTACTACATCATCAAGAGAGACATCGCCCTCAATTATTGCCGTGACGTCAGCACTCACCTCGGCAAACCTATAATTGTAAGCCTCATCAAAGTGCCTAGGTAAAGCTGTCTGTTGATGTGGCGGGGCGGTGCCAGTTTGCGGCAAGGCTGTTGTGTGCTTGTCTGAATGTTCTGTTTTCAAAACCAACTCGACTTGGCCCGTATCAACCCGCTCGGTTGTTTGTGTGATTATGGCCTGCCCCGTTAATCCAAATTGGGCGAGGTCCAAGTCCATTGCGTCACCTATATTGTAATTTAAAAACCGCCGCCCCACCAACATCGATAAGCCAGATATCTCAACACTTTCAAATGCTCTATAAATAGACAACTGCGCACCCTGAGACGCCGCCGTCACAAGTGAGAACGGTTGCTCTCTTAATCTTTCCTCGCCATGCAGGGTGACTAAAGCCGATATAGCAATCGACTCACTCTCGACATAAGCCCAATCATTTGCCTCACTTCTATATTTTGGGATTACGGTATTAAAGCCAACTCGGCGTTGCTTTACACCCGGCACAGACAAAGGGCCCTCGAGATCGGCCTCGGTGATCGTATCAAGAGAGACCTTGGGAGATGTTGAGATGACCCGCAAAATGCCGCCGTCATTTGTCGGCACGCAAGCACTCGCCTCTAAGATTAGCTTTAGATTGTTCCAAATCTCACCGTCTTCGCCGTTCTCATAAACGACACCCCCGAGGGTCCACCCGTTTGCATCCGCTATATTAGCGGCCTCAATGAATGAGGGTATGTCAATGGCATCAACCGGGAGACCTCCCCCGCAAACATGCGACCCGTTTTGGTATCTGCCAAAAACATACGTCAAGGCGTGCAATGGTGGATTTTGTGAATAGGTGTAAGTTGCCTCTTGGCCTATCCTGTGAGAGCCCGACCCTCCCGCAATAGTGTCGTCTAACCTCGGGTCATAGCATTTCACCCCTCTAATCACGAGTGAGAATTTTGGTGGCCCGCCGCTATAGTGTGTCTCGTCGCTATCCAATAACATAGAGAATTGAGCTGCACACATACCTGATAGTTTGTGACCGCTACCCCAATGACTAAAGCCACCCGCATTGGTGTTGAGGGCTGTGGCGGGCGTGTTGCCGAGGCGATTGTCGTGCCGCATGTACTTGTCATAATAACCGTTTGCGATGCCGCCCAAGCTGGCAAATGTTACCGGGTTATTGTTGACCAAAATACTATCTATAGATTGCACCGGGCCCGCGCCAGAATATACAAATGTTTGCGTCATCCAAGGGTTAGGAATATCCTCGCGATCACTGCCATGTGACTCTTGGTGAACAAGATTGCCATAGACCTTTGACCTGCCCATAACGTAAGGGAATGGCGTTGACGGGCCGATCGTGTAATCATCGAGCGTCAAAACTGAGCGAGGCGGTTTTGCCGTCAACTGCGCAATAGCTCCCGCCGCCGATGAGATCGCCGCAAACGGCGCGGCAAGGGGTGGGGCTATAAAGGACAAAACCCCCGCCGCAATACCCGCTACTTTTGAGATACCTTTTGCAATCTTAGACACGCCACGCCCTCTCAGGTAATAAGTCCACAACCGAGCAATATGGGTGCTCTGAGGGATAGCCAATAAATTTATTGCCGACGCATACGACCAACGCGCTCAACCCGCCCTCACCCTTTACCGATGCAAGATCGCCCACAATCATCAAAGAGGGTGGAATCTCTAAACACATAGAGGAGATCAAGCTCTCGACATCTTTGTGCCCCGCGTCGTTTAGCCTTTTGATCGCCGTCTTTAAGCCAGAATATCGAGGGATGCGCTTGACCTTGTGCCCCATATTAACCAACTGCGTTCGAGCAAGCGTGATGCAATCCCTCGTGCCCCACTCAAACTCTTTGCCTCTAAATTTGTTAAGCGTCTTTTCAGTCGCCCGGGCTCGCTCGATCAATATCATTGCTTTTGCCCCCAAGGTTGAGGGATGGCTGTCCCTGTTGTGTTATCGAGTCCCGCCTCGCCCGGCCAATTTTTACGGTGAAAAGCACTGTTCAAATTATTGCCCTTGTCAGTATTGAAAAACAAATCAATCGCGGTCGCGAATCCCACCTTAACCGCCAAGGCCCCTTTTGAGACATCCATGTGAGTATAGTCAAGTAAGCCAACAAAAGACTTTTCGGCGCTAATAATCAGGCCCGTGTCACGATCTGCGCGAGCCTTGTAGAACGTTGATGGGGCCAACCTATTTTGTTCATTTTGCAATAGCAGGGCACCCGCCATGTCGGGTGGCGCAAATGTTAGCTCAAAGGATGGGGCCTCATCCCCTATGCCTGATGAGAAATTGTCAAAATCAACTATAGAACCGTAATTGGGAGATGCCGATTTGTACCTATTGCCATCATAGTCAAACTCGCCCGCCTCGGCATAATATATCGGCGTGACCGGGAGCTCTATCTTGGCCATGTAAACGAGCATTAAATTTGTTGATGAATAGGGCATCAAGCGGTCTCCTCGACCTCAAATGAAATGGCCGTGATGCCTGCAAGCTGTAATTCCCACTTTAATTCACTACCCACCACCTTGCCTTGAATGACTGGCCGGGCAAACTCGAGCGGTGAGGCGTCGGGTATTATAGCCCTAAGAGGTGGCTCAAATGTGACAGTGCCGCCACCACTTGCGTCGGCGATAAATTGCTCGCCCACCATATGCAAAAAAACATCATCACCAACCGACAAGCTGAAAAACTGCCCCTCTTTAACGAGAGCGTTTGGCGTAAACCCCGAAACGATCAAAGATGTTCCCGATTGATCTGCACCGCTAGTGACCGGGCTACCCGTATTTAAGGGTTTAAAATCATTCAAGGGAAAAAAAGTCTTAAGCCCCCTAGTCTTTGCTTTTATAAGTCTTGCGACCGTTTTTCTGCCGAGGTCTTTCGACCGCATCAACGGGAGCTCAACGCTTATTGAGAATTTATTGCCGGGCCTGTCGGTCCTTGTGCTCTTGCCGCCGAGTAACGGGTCCGAATTAAAGCCATAATCTATGAGTTTTGGCGTCGCCGTGCGAGGATGAACGCCCTTAGGTAAGCTAATCATTATACAAGACTCCGTGAATTTTTCTTAGCGATCGTATTATTGAAATTATTAACACCTCTATTTGTTGTCACTTCGGCAATAGGCACAGCGACGTTTGCGGCCTCCTCTTTTATGACGGGTCTAAACAAAGCACCCTCCTCAACCATGACCGTGACCATGCCGCCGATCTTATCATTTGGCACAATATTGCCTGAGCTCCCCGGCGTGTACCACTCAGGGCCGTTCTCTCCCACGATATAGGTTTTGCTCGGGTCAACTGGCCCACCCTTAGCACGAAAGCCGCCGAATATTTTGCCTACCGCTCCGATCACAGACCCAAACCCGCCACCACCGCCGCCGCCCGACAAGCCCTTGAGAGCGCCTAGAATACCGCCAATAATACCCTCAATGTCACCGCTCTTGAGAGCGCCGAGAAAGTCGGTGAAACTATTGAGGCTATCGGTGAACGCATCAACGCCCGTCTTGCCTGTTTTCTTAAGTTGAGCTTCGAGCTTTTTTGCGGCATCATCAGCTTGATCGAATTTGTCTCTCGACTCCACAACGCGCTCGGCCATCATGCGAGCCTCCGCCTCGGTGCCAGTAAAGCCAGCCTCGAGAATGCGCAACGTCTTGGCGGTGATCTCATATTCACGCCGAGATATTTGGAGCGCCGCCGCGAGCTTTTCATTCTCAATTATCTCATCCTCTACACTCTTTGTGACGGCCTGATTATCTTCGATAAGTTTTTGCGCCGCCTCTTTTCTAGCATCCTCGAGATCGATGACTTTTTGCCTACTCTCTTCGAGAGCGTCGGCTTGTGACCGGGCGGCATCCTCAATTGCCTGAAAACCCTCACGGCTCTCAACCATCTCAACCGCCATCTTGCGGGCCTCATCAGCTGTGCCTTGAAAGCCGTCTTTCATGATCGAGAGATACTCGGCGGTGATCTCATAATCGCGCTGAGATATTTTAAGGGCGTCACCCAATATCTTATTGCTCTCGATCTCCTCTCGATGATTATCAACAACCTTTGCATGACTGTCGGCAAGTTTCTTTGCTGCCTTGTCCAGCTCTTTTGCTTTTTTCTCGGCATCCTTTTGAGCTTTCACAAGATCGGTTGTGACAGTCTTGACCTCAACGACATCGCCCCCAAACGTGCGATAGGCTTTGCCGAGCTTATCGATCTCATTAAGGTTTTTAGTTAACTCACGTTGGCTTGCCGCGATCGCCTTGGTCGTGGCCTCAACCTCTTTAGACTGCCGAGCAACGCCAATCTCACCAAAGCGAGAGGTTGAAACACCCCTCTTTTTACTCGTGAGTTTTGCTTGCTGTTTTTTCAGCAAAGCTTGTTGCTCCTCGAGACGGGCTTGCATTCGTTTTCTAATCGAGAGGGCCTCATCGAGATTGGCTTTGGCTTGAGCTTTCGTTGATGCGGTCTCACGACTGCGCACCTCAACACTTTCATCAATAAGACTGTAAAGCTCCTCTTTGGCCTTTTTTAGCTCCTCGGTTTTTTTCTTGTTGAGGATATACGCCCCGGTGAGCAATCCGATCGCGGCAATCACTAAGCCGACCGGGCCGAGGGCAACCGTCATCGCGGCACCAAGCCCGGTTGTTGCCCCGGTTGCTACCGCCAAAGCGGCACCCAATGGTGCCAGAACGGCGCTCAATGTTCCGATGATAGTCACCACCGGGCCGAGAGCGGTGAGCAATGCACCCATCACCAAGACGGTGTTTTGTGTGCTGTCTGCTAGGCCTGTAAACCAATTTATCGCAGATGCGGTTTTCTCAATGAGCGGCGTGAGAACGGGCAAGAGCTTTGTGCCGATAATAACGCGCAACTCCTCAAAGGCCGCTTGAGCCGCTTTCAATTGGTTGGTCGCGCTACCTTGAGACCGAATGACATCACCCGTCGCCTCGGCGAGTTGCTCTTGGATTAACGCCGCCCGAGCAACGATCTTTTGTTGATCTGTGAATTTGCCGTTAACTTTCTCGAGACCAAGCTCGAGAGCCTTTGCCTCAGTTGCCGCCGCATTGATAAACACGCCGACCGATTTCAATGGCTCGGCCTCGCCTGTAAGCCCTGAGAATAGCTTTTGTTGAGCGACCTCATTGGATAGGTCTTTAAAGCTGGCGAGGTCTTGCGTGAGCACTGAGAATTGCTTTGTCAGTTCGTTGGCTTGATCGGAGTCGAGTGCCTTGTTGAACAATGAAGCAAACGCGACAGAGCTCTCTTGCATCTCTTTGGTTGATCGCCCGAGAATATCGCCTGTTTCCTCGGCCCACTTTCGCATCGAATCCGATCCGCTTTTGAATGTCACATCAAAGGCGTTTTGCAGTTCTTCCATTTCCATTGCGGTCTTGATTGATGACGCGCCAACCGCCGCGAGCGGGGCCGAAATAAACAGGCTTAAGCTTTTACCCACGCCCTGAACCTTTTTGCCAAAGGCTTGAAACGATCTCTGAGACCTCTTAAGCTTGCGATCTACTTGATCGACACCCTTCTCAAATGCGGCGGTGTCTGCCCCGAATACCGCTCTTAGTGCTCCGACGATAAGTGACATAGCTCGGCCCTTTGCTCTTTACTAGCGAGCGTTATTGCCCACTGTAATAACCCATCATCCGGGTCGTGCAATTCTTGGTGCCGAGATGGTCTCTCGTTTATGTCGATATACAAGTCTTTGAGCTCTGGCAATTGTTTCGCTCGTGTGAATTGAGCAGTCATGTGAGCCAACTGCAATCGCTCGTTAAATTGCCGACGCGCCCGCGTAAGGGCCGCATCCATGATTATCAAGTAAGTTCTTGGGGTCTCAAACCAAAAAGCATCAGGCTCAAAACCTGATGCAATCCAATCTTTATGCAAGGCGTTGTAGTCTGTGCCTAGCTCGTTTTGGTCTTTTTTTTAGCGTCATCATCACCGTCATCGCTCGGGAACATATCAGGATATGCGCGAGCCATTGCGGCCTTTACTTTTTCGGCGCAATACTCAAGGCCAAGCTCATCAACGAGATCATAGACCTCTCTCAATGCCATGTCGTGATGATGCAATAAGCCCGCCCACAAAAACGCAACTTGAGCCGTTATTGATTGCGACTTGTCGGGATTGCGTAGTATGGCGGGTAATGGCCCCAAGACCTCAGGGGCCTCGAGGCGAGATAAAGCGAACATGCTATAGCGCAATGTGAGTTCGTCATTGAGGGGGTAATCTTTTGACATTGGCTAACCTGTTATGGGTCGGCTTGTGGTGTTTCAGTTGTCCCACCTGAGACCTTGCCCGTGAATGTGGCAACCCGCACGCCGCCGATTGGCGAGTCATCAGGCTCATAATTGGTGATGACAACCATGCCCGTCACTGTGACCACTTTAGGCTCACCCGCCGCGTCCTTTGTTGGGACTGTGATCTCGAAAGCACGACACTCTTTAGAGGCGCGATGCTCACGCAAAAGCAAGTCGGTAGGGCTACCTGCTAAATAATGAACGGTGCCCGAGATGTCGCCCGGCTCTGTTAAGCCCGCGATATATTCTTTAATGCCGCCCGAGCCTTGGTGAGTTGTTTCGATAGTCTCAACAACCTCTGTCGGTGGCTTGATTGAAACTAGGTTTGCAAGAGCTATAAGAGCGCCCGCCGCGTTTGTGAGCTTAAGGACATTGCCGCCGCCCAAGATTTGATTGTTGTTGCCGCTCATGATGATCGAGTCCTTACCTGATTTAAGTTGACGTTTTCAGCGATAAGGCAAAAAATATATTATTACAAGAGGGGCTTTAGTTCGATTTATATTGCCACCACACCATAAAGTCGGCTTCGTAATGAAAGACGCGATCACCACCCTTGGCATCCATGACGGGCATATCTCGACCGTTATCAAGCAAGACCCTATCGATGCGCACGTCATCATCTTCAAAAGATGGCCAAACCCCATCGACCTCACCGAATATGTCTTTTACACGCCTAAAGGCGAATGTGACCTCGGCAAAACTCAAGCCCCAAAAGTCCATTTGCACCCGATCTGAGACAAGACGGCCAACGCCTTTTTGAATTTTAGTGTCTGCGATCGATACCGATCTCAACGTCATGGCGGGGTATTGCCCACTGTCGGGGCGGGTCATCCAATCAACCATCGAGCGCGAGTCGGCACCCGTGGTCTTTGATGCTAGAATTTCAGTGAGCGCCTGATCGGCCCGTAATAACGCTATGAGAGTTTCTTTCATGATCGATTAACCTTGTTTTAGCTTTGCCGCATCTCTTGCAAGTTTTCGGCTATGTCTCAAGAGGGATTTTTCGATCTCATCCCACATCTCATCTTTGAATGTTACGAGCACTTGCATCTTTGTGGCATCCCATGATGGGCGCATGAATGGTTGAGCCCCGTGGTTGATATTGCCAAACTCTTGTTGAGCCGCATAGTTTACGCCGCCCTTGCCGCCTCGCGGCCCAACGGCCATCTCGACCTCGCTTTTTTGATGCTTGCGGTGACGGCGTGAGACCCGACCAACGATGATGCTATCACTAAGCTCACCGCCACCGGGCCCATCAAATACCGGGGCCTTAAGTTGCGCCAGTTCCTTTGTCTGCATCAGTGAGGTTTTCATCGCCCGTCTCACCGTTGCCTTTGCTGTTGTTGTTTTTAGCAGAAAAAGACTTTGCTCCATTTCCCGAAACCCCTCGACCTTTACCTTGAACGACATTGGTTTTTACCTCTTTAACAAGTTTTGCTTTGATCTCGGCGGTTGGGTTTGGGTGATCGTAAACGTCGCCTTTTTTATTCTCATAGCTCACGCCGTAATTGTTATAGTGAGGCTTGAGGGTTTTTACTTTTACCATGATCTTACCTTTTGCTTGTTGCGGTGATGATGTAAGCCTTGCCCCGGTCTCGACCTGTGGCGGGCTCAATAGCCTCGATGTCCCATGTTACGTCATCAAAAGCAAGTCGATGCTTTTTTGCCCTGATGCTTGATGTGAGCGGTGATTTTCTGACTTGCACCGTGACGGGCATCACGGATTGCTCTTGAGCGGCACCGACCCGGCGCTCGCCGCCTGAGCCATATTCGATCTTGGCCCATATGTCATCGCCCGCGCCGCTACCCCCATCAGCATTGCCATGAGCCTTGACGGATTGGCCGAAAGCATCCTCATTGGCTACCGATTGAGATGCGGTCGTGACGCCTTGAACGGTGATGCGTCGATCGTAATCACCCGCCGCCACTAGACCCGCTCTCCTCGCACCGAGTGAATTAAAGACTTGACGCCCATCGGTAACTCACTGGCGATCGTGCCGACAACCACGGCCTCTCGGTGCTCGTACTGATGAGACACCAACAACCTCAAAGCCTGAATGATCTTTTTAGGCACCGCGTTATCGGCATATCCGACCGTCGCATTGATATGAACATCAGACCGAGACAAAGATTGAGGCCAGCTAAAACCGACTTGCGGAACAAGCTTGTCGCTATCGTATAGGCGAAAGTCTGTGAATGTGGCTTCAACACCATCCTCATCGAGATAGGTGACGCTATCGACCGACACGACCGGGCCCGTGCAAATCACGAGCTCCGATGTGAAGCGCGGCAACTTTTCAACGACCTGCCTCTCACTCAAAGCAATGTCGGCATAATCCTCAACCCAATTGATCGCCGCATCAATATAGGATTGCACGAGATCGTCATCGTAAGAGCCATCAATGCGGCAATGCTTTCTTGTGAGTGCGAGGTCTAGCACTGGCATGATCTTAGCCCTTTAGCTTTCTACGATCGTGAAAGCTTTTGCCCGGGGTCTTTTTGTTATCAGGCGATGAGGGCATTGATTTATTTGAGATCGTTGCCGATGTCTCAGCTTTGTTTGATGTTGGTTTTTCGTCAGCTTTTTTCACGGGCTCACCTTTGTCTTTGGGTTTGCTTTTCTTGGCCTCTCTTGGGATTAGCTCGAGGGTGCCGTTTTTAACGAGGTGCTTGACCCGCGCCGGGTGAGCTTCTCGAATGTCACCAACATTATATGGTTTGTCGCCGTAGTGCGGCCAAATGACCTTGTATTTTTCCATGATCTCACTCCAATAAAAAAGGGTGAAGCCTTAAGCCTCACCCCTCGTTAACCGAATGGCTATGTTTTGTCGAGACTTACGCGAACGTGAAGTTCCCTTTGATGAACGCCTCGGGGCGATAAACCGCGAGAGCCACACGCATCTCGGCCAAGATCGTGACAATGTTTTTCTCAAAATTGTCTTTGTTCTCGGTCGATGCCGCGATCATTGTTTGCATACGATCAAACAATTGAGCGCCTTGACGGAATGCACCAGTCAAGAACGTGTTAACGGCTTGAGCTTGCGTCGGCACGATCGAGCGGCCCCATAGGGTCGGCGATGTAGTGCCTTGAGGATTGCCGATGATGTAACGACCATCAGTATCTTTGAGCAACTCAATGTTGGCCCAATCAACCGGGTTTAAGATCGCCGCATCAACTGAATACTCAGCAAGAGCCGCTTGTAAGAACGCTAACCGTAAACGGTCAATTTGCGTCTCACCTGCCACGCTCGCACCTGTAGGCGCGGCATAAGTTGTGGCTTGCGTCATGATGCCGTTGATGTTTGAGCCCGTGCCGTCACCGTTCAAGATTTGGTTTTCGAGAACATACTCGAGGCCATAACCTAAACGCTGATTAATCATTGAGCGCAACGCCGGGACATCTTGCAAGATTTCCATTGAGGCGTGCATCAGGTGAGCGACCTTTTTGACCTTGGCGTCAACAAGCTCTGACTTGATCGAGCTCTCGGGCTTTTGAGCCATCTCATCGACAATCGCGGCGTTGTTTGTGAAGCCCGTCTCTTGAACAAACTCGATCAAGTTGCTGTCAGTTTGCCCCGGCGCTAAAAGCTCACGGATAAACAAGCGGCGCTGTGGCAATGTAGCCATCGGCGACACGACACGATGAGGGCGAATGTGCGCACCCATAGAGCCATCGGCATCGGTTGTCAGTGATGAGATCGTTTTAACCTCATGACCGATCGCCATGCCTTTTTGCATTGTGCCACCGTTCAACTCTTTAAAGCCTTTCGACTCGATGAATTGATCGCCCGCCGTTTTGATTTCCTCGGCCATGCCACCGCCAGCGACGAGCTTTTGTTCGAGAGCCTTGAAAGCCGTGTCGAGTTCACCCATCTTGGTCAAGGCTTTGTCAGCGTCACCTTTTGCCGTCTCTGACAAAGTTTCGCCCGCCTTAGCTTTACCAAGTGCCTCATCAGCAATCGCCTTTACGGCACCGACTGCATCATCAAGCATTTTCTTAACCTCAAGAGCGGCCTGCTCTGTCGATTTTGTTTCGGGCTTAGGAGCTGTGTCGCCATCTGCATCTTTAGTTAAGAGAGCTGTTGTGCTCCCCGCTGTATGTAGTGCCATTGCACTTGCGCCGATAAGCGCGGTTTTAAGTCCCTGTTTCATTGGGGAGTCTCCAAAAGTTATGAGCTTATTTGCTCGTTGGTTTTAGGGCGTTCTTTAAGATTGAGTAAAACTCGCCCGTGCTTTCGGTGCCTGACTCCCTCAGACCATCCTTACCAAGATTGTTCACCTTGACGGCGATCATTGCTTGGCTTTTGGAAAGGCCAAACTCATCTTGCATGAGCTTCTCCCATTCCCTTGTCGTCAAAGGTTCCCCCTTTGACAAACGATCTCGAATTTCCTCGAGGTCGGCTTTAACGTCGCCGACTCGGGCCTCGATATTCATTGGCATAGTCACAAGACTAATCTCGCGCAAGTCAATTTGCTTGAGGCGAGTGACCCTCTCATCGGCATCATACTCATATGTGCCCGGCAACATGCGATAGCCAATTGACATGCCGCCAAGAGCCCCGGCCTTTAAATGCTCATAAGCTCGCTTCTCGAGAGCGCCCGCCGCGAGATTGATCTTGCCATGCACCTTGAGGCCGTTCTCATCCTCAACGATCGACTTGTAAACACCGATCGGCTCACGTTGATCGTGTTGCCATAACATCGGAATGAGGCGTTTTTCTTTCTTGATCTTGCGCAATGACTTTTTGAAAGCCCCGCGCACAACGATGTCACCGCCTTGATCGACATTACCGAATGTTGAGGCGTAACCTTCAAACTCACCCTCGACCTCGAGCATCTTGACCGACATCACCGCGTCAAATGTTTTGTTCTTTGCATCGATGCCGTTTTGGGCACCGAGCTCTTTTGTGAGCAACCCGCCAAGGTGCTCATCGGTTGTTAGCAGTTCCCTCATGATTGATCTCCTTTAGGGTCTTTGCCCGCATCAATTAGCGGTACGTTTTGCATTTGCGTTCTCGGGACATCGCCGCCCGGTACGGGTGGCAATCCTTCATGCGCTCTCACCTCGTTAACCGTGAGCCATCCATCTTTAAGGCCAGCGCCATAGAAAGTTGATCTCTCTTTAGGCACGCCTCTCAATAAAGCCTCGAGGTTGTGACGAATTTTTAAACCTTGCGATCTCTCAACTGGCGTCAACAATTGTTTCTCAAGAGCTTGCTCAACACGCTTGTAACGTGGCCGCAAGGTGTATTTTTGAAAGCCGTGCGTTTGCTCGGTTAGCGTCTTGGCGATCGCCGCGCCCGCCGTGTAGCCGATCATATGTGGCGGCGTGCCAAAGATTAAGCAAATTTCCTCAACCGTAAAGCGACGACTCTCGAGCATTTGACTATCGGCACCACTCATTGAGAGCTGTTGCCATGTGAGTTTATTGTCGAGGAGCATTGGGCGGTTGTGGTTCATCGCGCCGACAAACTTCTCTTGCAATAATTTCTCTAACTTCTCACGCTCTTTTTTATCGAGCGGCAAATCGGTCGATAGTAAACCCGATGGCCGGGCCCCGTTTGAGAACATCGTCTCAACTGATTTATTTGTGGCTTGAGCCAAACCAAAGATCGATCGACACGCCTCGAGAGTTGACATGCCTCTCGCGCCGTCTGAGCCAAGCCTCGTGCGTATATGCACAACATTCTCGGCGGGCTCATCTCTTTGCTCGTGAGTGATCGGGTCAACCCAACTATAGCGCGTCTTGCCGCCCGTGTGCTTTCTACGGATTGACATATTACCCGGATTGATTGGATTGAGGGCAATCACATCACCTCTCACACCGCGCTTTTTTTCAGCATACGAGTTGCCGTTAAGCTCGAGAGCCCCTTGGGTAAACTCCCAATATTCTAGCGGCGTGTAGTCTGCATGTGGTGACGTGCTCAACAATGATGAAATACTATGGCCCGTCTCAAGCCTTTTTGTTTTGCCGTCTTGACGATACAATGCGAGGGGTGTGCTCCCAACCGTGCTCGCTAAAAGATTGACGCAAGCCCAAGTTGCCGCGACGCCCTGAGCGCTTTTACCGTCAACCCTTTGCCCGGCAATCCGTTGTGGTGCCATGTGAGCATCATATGCAAAGTTGTCGCCAGTGAGATCGATCGGAATCCGCGTGACCCGCGCAACCGCCTTTTGCAGTAGGTTCATTTTCTTTTTCATGAGGATGACTCCAAGCTCTCAATCCAATTGCTTACGCTGATTTTGATGGTGTCCTCTAATGCGATAGCCGCTCCGACCGCCATTGCCAAGGCTATCGCGCAATCTATTTTATTCGCCGAATTGTCTTTGGTGAGCCAATAGTTGCCCCACCTATCCTCATCAGTGACCGCCGACATCATCGCCGAGATCACGCATTTGTTTGAATAGATGCGGATTCGGCGCTCGAGTAAGAGCTCCTCGAGTTGCCTGATACTCGCGGGCATCCATAGACCCTCGGCGTCGCGGCGCTGCGCTTTTGCGGCAAGCTTCATTGCCTCAGTGGGCTTGCCTTTCTTGGTGCCGCCCTGAGGGTGCTCAACACACTCAACGCTCAACCCAAGCTCATTGAGCTCGGGCTCGAGACCTCGCTTGAACGCATATCGATCATAGGCCAACGCCTTGACATCAAACTCGTGACAATCCTCGGCGATCGATTGAGCTACATGTCGATAAGAGATGTTTTCACCCTGAGGCGCATTGAGATCGCCCTCGAGCACCCATAGTCGATAGGGTTGCTTGTCTCGTATCTCTCGAGCGTCAAGAGTGTCGCCGGGCGTCCATGCCTCAACCCAAGCATCAAACAACGGCTTGCCTTTGTGCTCACCATCCTCAACGACGCCGCGCTTTGCGACCGTGGCCTTTGCGGTGATGTCTCGGTTTTGAGACAAGTCGAGGCCGAGATAAACTGGCTTGCCGAGATGTTGATCGATGTCAAATTCACATATCGCGGGCTCGAGGAGAGCGCGGGTCATCCATGCCGTCGCCGCATCAGTCCAAACGCAAAAGTGCAATCTCAAGATCAAATTCAGTTTGCTCGGCATCGCCTTGGCCTTGTCAACTTGGTCTTGCAAGTAATCCTCTTTGATCGTCACGCCGAGGAGAGGGTTTGCTTTCGGCCAACATGTCGGGTCATTCAGAGGGTCATCGCCCGGGTCGAGTGCGCAGACATACGAGAAAACACCATCAGAACCTTTGACCGCATCAGGGTCGCCGACATAAGCCGGGTCATCATCTCTCGCGTGCTCATTTCCCGCCGCGACCTTGATCGCGTTCTCATGCTCGTGCCAACAAATCGAGTTACGATCTGAGCCCGAGTTTGTTATCATGATCTCGAGCGGTTGACGGCGACCCTTAAAACCTTGCCCCAAGATGTCCAAGATCGATCGGTCGCGCATCTCATGAACCTCATCAGCGAGAACATAGTGAGGGCGCGGGCCTGAGCCACTCTTGCCGATCTCACGAGACACCGGGCGAAAGAAAGCGCCAGTTCTCAGGATGGCGAGATTGTATTCTTTCATCGGGCCACCCGAGATCGTCACCCTCGATCGCAACTCGGCATTTGCCTTGCGCACCATCTTGACCGCATCTTGAAACAATATCTGAGCTTGATCTTTCTTTGACGCCGCCGCGTATATCTGAGCACCGGGCTCGCCATCGGCCATCAACCCATAAAGACCAACGCCACCAATCATCGGCGACTTGCCGTTTCCTTTGCCCATCTCGATATATGCCCGCTTGAAACGACGCCGCCCGTCTTTTTGTTTCCACCCATAGAGTGAGCCGATGATAAACTTTTGAGACGGCTCGAGATCGAATGGCCGACCCTCATGCTCACCCTCACTGAGCCTTAGTTGCTCGGTGAAAAACTCAAAGACGTGCTCGGCGTGCTCATCATCGAAATAGATGCCGCGCTCATGGCCGTTCTCGAGATCGTCAAGGTGCCTTTGGCATGAGTTCCTAACATGGGGCCCGGCGACAATCTTGCCCGCAACGACATCCAGTGCGTATTGCGTGACCGCGCTAGGCGTCAAAGTGTTTGTGTTTTTTCGAGCCATCGGCCTCTTTACCTTTGTCACCCGGAGTCGGTGGCGTTGCGCCCCACCCTAACGCCGCCGCGATCTTGCCCTCATCCGATGGTGTCGCACCTATCTTGCTCAATATTGATTGAAAAGAATTGATGTCAGTAGCCCTTAACGGCAAGCCTTGGAACATTTGACCGCGAAAATGGCAGGCTATTTCCATCAATGCGCGGTGACTTTCTTTTAGCCACGGCACCTCTCTCTTGAATTGCACCCATGCGGCCTTGCTAAACTCATCCAGAAAGTCACTCGGCTCGCCCAACATGTCGCCGATCACACTCGGGGTCGATCGATGACGGCTTGGATTTTTGACCGCCGCGCCCGTGATTTCAGCTTTTGCCCGAGGCTGTTTTGGCCGTCCTGCCATTGTTTAAACACCTTTGCTCTGAGACCGTGTTGAGGACACCAACGAAAAATCTCGAATTTCGTGGATGCGAAAGAAAAGGTTCCCCTCCGGTCTTTGTCGTGTCCTCTCTAAGTTTTTACCCTCCCCCCCGTCAAGTATAAGCCTGTATGTGCTCTCTGTGAGCGATGTGAGGGCTTTTCTCGTATATAGGTGAGACCCTCCTCATGGGGGCCGTCGTGTGTCTGTGTGCCTATATGTGACCATGTTCCTGATGTCGGGCAAATGGTGTCGATCGCTTGCTTTGCCCTTACCTCTTTGTCATCACCGTCTCATGTTCCGATACGTTCATATGCAGTACGAGAATGATTGTGTGATCGCATCCGTCGCGATGGTCACGGGCCTATACTATGGCACCGTGGGCACATGCCGATGAGCATATGCTCGACCTCTATGCCCTTGGGGTTGTTGTGCCTACCCGTGAGTGATGGTTGTTGGCTCTCTTGCCGCTAAAGAGCGGGCCGCTATTCTCACCGATGAAAAGCCGTGCACGACATCATCATCAACCGATAGCTTAGCACTGACCGCGATTGCAATAGCTACTCAATGCCAAGAGCAAGGCTCTATTAACCATCGTATTCTGGCAAGTCAACACAGTTTGCCCCGCGAGGTCCACCGTCCAAAACAATATGGCAAAGAAAAACGCCCAAGCCTTTACGCCACTGAGCCCTCGAGCCACCAAGCACCGTCTAAACTCTGATGATGCGAAAGCTTTGTCGAATCCATCCTCAAGCAAGAGATCATGCACGGTGGCGGCGGCGAGTAGGTCGGTGCTATGCACATCAATGAGCCACTCAAGCCATCGCGGGGCCGAGACATCAACCTCAAAGCCCACGGGCACGATGAGCGTCCAATGACTGTGCTTGCGCCCTATATCCCACGAGAGAGGCTTGGTGAGCTTATATAGCCGCCTTGTGCCCCAAATATGCTTGAATGATGTGAAAGATGTGAATGTCATCACGGTACCTCGTAGCGATATATGACTACTATGCCGGATTGGCAGTCAATAGCAACTACTGGGCCCCGCAGTCATAGCCGCCTACCAAGTACCGAGCCTCATGATATCCCGTAGTTGTTGCCGACTGCTATCGATCGTCAAAGCTGCTAGGGCAGTCACATATAGCTATTACGGCCGGAATTGGCAGTTAATCACGGCTACCCTTCAGGAGCGCGGCCATGATCGCCAGTCTTTCGCCCTTGGTGCATTTATGATAGTTTGACGCCCACCTCTCGGCCTTGCGTTTGATCTGTTGTCTCTCGGCCTTATTGTTGCCCGCGTACTTGTGCCAATAAGGCTCGCATTCATCATAGCTCAACCAAAGGCTTTCGGTCACAACGCCGCTATGCGTCATCGTTTGGTAGTCTATGCGCCGCCATCCCTCGAGGAGATCATCATAAAGCTTTGATCTATAGCCGCTCAACATCACGCTCACACCGCCATCGGCCAACCGCTTGAGCTCCTCGATCAACAAGACATGCTCATCATCGTTCATCTCATATTCACCATACTCACCACCACCCTTGCGGGTCTCGGCCACATATGGCGGGTCGGCATAGATGAGCGTGCGTGGCGACGGGTGCCGCATCTCGCTTGCCATAAAGGCAAATGCGCAATCATTGATAATCTCAGCCCCTTCAGGGTAGTCACATTTGACTATGGTTTCCTGATTTTTCTCTATGCCTATCTGATGCGATGATGGTGGCTTGTAATTCAGGATGACGCCCGAGCCGAGGAATAGCTCAATATACGTGTCGTGAGGTGGCATGAGAGAGATTATGCGCTCTTTGACGCCCGCGCCCGCTTTACTTCCAAAATATCCACTCATTGAGATCCACCGTAGTTGTCTATAACTGCGTGATCTAGTAGCCGTTTATGACTGCGATGTCAACGAGCTCTCTCTAATCATGTGGCTTGCCATCGAGCCATCACCACTCACAAAACCAAGGCTCTCATAGAAAGCCCTCAATCGATCGGCATCGGTGTCGTCATCAGGGGATAGCAATAGAAACAGATTAAAGCCCTCATCATCCGATCTCTTTAACAAGGCGTTAAGCTTGGCACGCATAAGACCTTGCCCTCGCATCTTGGGCGGCGTGTAAACGTACATGATCGTGATTACATTCTCGCTTAGCGGCACCATCAAGATCACCGGGCCATCTGATATGATGGTAAATTCTGACACATCATCGAGATTAAAGTCCATCATCACCCTCGATCTCTGCGATCTTGATATTTTCGTCAACGTCCATTTTCTTATTCTTGCCCGTTTGCCGAATGACCGATTTGCCGAGAGCGGCCCCTAACAAGGTAAAAAGCAATTGCAAGAGTATAGGTAAGCTCGGGCTATCCGGGCGAATCCATGACATGACTTGAATGTTCACAATAACGCCAGCGATATTGACACCTAAGACCCATGCCAAAAAAGGTCGCCATGTCCGATTGGCTCTATCTATTCGATCTTCTGGCATTGCAGTGTCGCTATAAATTTATGGGATGAGTTACCAACTGAAAAAAACTTAGTGCCGCCGTCGCCCTCACGAGCGATCTCACAACCCTCT